GAGCCTACCTTCGAGCCTTTCCGCCTTCTCAAGGGCTTCTTTGTAGCGTTGGGCGAGGTAGCGTTGAGTTGCAGCTTCTGTCTTACGTTTTCGCTCAAGTTTTACTCTCTTATATAAACCTACGTGGGAAATATATCTTCCAGATTGTGTACTGAGCCAAGCAGCTACTTCTCTGTAGCTATAACGTTTAAGGTGTTTTTTAGCCAGCTCAAATAGTTCTAGTTCTTCTGGAACTGGTAGTAGTATATCACAATCATCTGGGTCTTGTCTATAGCCAAATGGCACATGACTGCCTAATCTTACTACAGGTTTCCAGACATACTCACCATCTACAAAATCTGGCTTAGGTAAAGTCCAAGTTTTATTCGTCTTCATCCGATTTTTGTGGCAGAATAAATAGTGGATTTGCAGCAGAAACTTCTACTTTTTCTGTTTTAATAAATCCACTACGATCTAAGACATCTTTTGCAGCTGCCATCTTTTCTTTGTTTCCTAGATCTGTTGGGTTATTCATAACTTCAAACATTGAATATGCAGCTTTTGTTGCAGACGAAGCAATAAACTTTTTAGTTAGTGCTGCAATCTCATCTGCAAGTGGCTCTGCTACTTGTCTAGAAGTAACAGCATCTGCATACCCAGCAAGCTTTTTAGCTGTTACTAGGTTGCCACCAGCTTCCTCAAAAAGTACATCAAGGAACTTCTGTTGTTTCTCTGTTAAATTTCTAGTCATTATGTCACCATATATATGATAAAACCAAAAATAGTAAAACCTAGTAGAAGTAATAGACCTGTTAAAGTCCAAGTAATTATAGCTTCTTGCATCTCAGCCTTACGGTATTCCTGATCTTTCTTTTGTTTTCTTATTTTAGCTTCTGTAGCTACAAGCTCATCCCATGCAGATGGACCCATAGTAAAGCTAATGTAGTCCTTCAGCTCTTTCCGCATTTGTTCAGCTTTACGTTTAGCTGCAAATACTTCTATAGCTTCGGCTTCTACAGAACCACCTAGTGTTTTCCACCAAGGTGGGTTTTTTGTTTGCTTCTCAGCTTGACCTAGATCAGACATGTGGCCAGCCCATTTAGTTAGCTGGCTCGACATGTCCTGAAGGTCTTTGCCAACAGCAAAGCCTTTTTTAAGTGCGTTGAAGGCAACTGTAGCCCCACTGATTATTGTTACTGGGTCCACGAGTCTCCTCCCAAAGAACTCACTTCACACCTTCGTGTACTACTCTTTTAATATCTCCACGTCCAATACCAAGGTCGTTTAATTCACGATCTGACATACGCCACAAGTGCATCTCTGCGATACGGGCATTGGCTTGGCGTTGACGTGCTTCGATTAGTCTTTCAAAAAATTTTTTCATTGTTGTCTCCATAAATTGCTGCATTGCAGCTTACAGAGACTAGTTTTACACATATAGTTATACTATACTATTATAAAAAATGCAACCCCGTTACCCGACAGGAACAAAGGTTTCTACTACAGTTATAATAGAGTCTATGTGTCCTGCAGATGTTGGAGTAATTTGTATTTTATCTCCTGGTTCAAGTACAAGCTCTATACCTTGAAATTCTAAAAAATCACCAGCACCTAAGCTTTTACCTTCTATAAAACCAGAAGCATAAGTTTCAGAGGTATCGTACCATTTAACACTAATAGAATTAGTAGAACCACCTGAGTTATTGACAATAAGGTATACTAACTCTGCTGAACAGTTAGCAGGGCAAGTATATACGTCTTCTGTTGTAGTTCCTGTATTATGGCCCCACACAGAACGTTTACGTGAAGGTTTACCCTGCGTAACTAAAGTCATTTCTTGTTCAACACTTTCTTAGCCGTTTTAACTACCCAAGCTTCATTTACTTCGGTATTAGGATCGTCAGCAATAAAATGCCCATCTTCATCACGAGCACGAACCATTTCTAGTTTTTCTTCGGTTTTCTTTGGTTTAGCTTTTTTCTTAGGCTTTGCTTCTTGTTCTGCAATAAAAGCTAAGACTTTTTTATCTTTACTTTTCCAAACACCATTTACTTTCTTACCAAGAATCCCGCCTCGGTGATTTACTACTCTATCGCCTACTATTTTCATGATTTCCTCTTTTTAGCCATTCCGCCTTTAGACATGCCTTGTTTACTTTTAATACGTTTAATAGAGCCTTCAATACGTCTAATTTCAGCCTCTTCTTTTCTAGGAACAACACCACGTTTTCTTTTAGCTGCAGCGGCTGCTCTTAGTTCCTTTAATTGAGATTCAAGTTTAGTAATATACTTTTTTACCCCAGACTGACCATCAATTGCAGCTGTAGCGGTAAAACTTATATCCTCCACAGATGTAGATTTTTTAGGACGTAACTTAGGTTTTGGGGAAGTTCTTCTATCTGAACCTGGACGTAGTTTAGGCTTAGGAGAAGAAGCAGATCCACCTAGATCTTTACCTTTGGCATTAGCCCAAGCAGTAAGTGCTGCGCCTTTGAACTTACCTTTGTTTCTTTTCTTCCAAGCATCTAGTTGCTCTTTAGTAACAGCAAGTTTTTTCTTACCGTCTTTACCAGTAAAATACATAGAACCAGCTTTTTGAGCAGCTGAAACTGTTTTATACTCTTTAGCCATAATTATTTACCCTTATACGAAGCCCCGCATTTTGCCATGCCTCCGTGTGCATAACCTTTTTTCTTAGTTGCTTTGTGGTAACCTGTGCCACCACAATGTGAGCAACCTTTACCTTTACACTTTGGACATTTAACTTTTTTCATTATCTAAACTTTCTAGTCTTTGCCGCAATCTTTTTGGGTTGTTTTACAAATTGTTTACCTTTGGCATTGCCTTTTGCCTTTGCCTTATTAGTAGCAGCTTTTTCTCCAGGCGACAAAGACTTCCATGCTGCATCTGGCAGGTATCTCTTTTTACCCTTCGAGGGAGATCCGTCTGAAGTTCTCCATTTCTGCTTGCCCCAGTTCTTTAAGGACTTCTGAGGCTTCTTCATGACTTGTAGCCCCCACCTTTGGCTTTGTATTGTTTAGCAACCATTTGGGCTTTTCTCGCAGACCATTGTCCAGGCTTGCCACCTTTTGAACCTGCTTTGACTCTTGCCACGAGATTCTTACGCATAGTGGGTTTGGTATAGTTACCTGCAGCATTTACTTTTGATTTCTTTTTAGTAGCCATTACGAACTTGTTCCTACTTCAAAACATGCTGGTACAGCATATATTCCTTTTTGTAACATATTTACAGCTACAGCTTCTGCTTCTTCTAAACACGACTGCTCACTGTAGAACGCCTCTGGTTTAGCTATTACTTGACAGGATAAAGCAGAAGGATCTAAGCACATTAACATTATTGCTACCCACATCTTAACACCTCCAACGTCTACGTGCCTGACGTAAACGGCTGTTAGGATCTTTTGCTGCTTTTGGGAATTGTTTCATTTGACCTGCAGAACGTGCACAGTATGACTTTCTACGTTTAGCTCTGGCCCCTGAAGGTTTCTTTTCAGTAACAGCAGTTTTTAGTTTAGAACCTGGGTTCTCTCTACGGTACTTAGCTACACCTTTTGCAGTCATACCTGCACCACTTTTAGTTGGACGTTTATGTCCCCCTTTGATGGTATGACCTTTCATGCCAGTGCCTTTACGTTTTTTCTCAGCCATTACTTTTTACCTGCCCTACTGTTTCTAGGAAAAGATCTATTAGCACGTTTAGTAGTTACTGATAAATTTTTTCTAGAATTATCCCTGGGATTACCATTACGGTGATTTACGTCTTTACCATCACCTTTTTTAACCACCCCAGCTTTTTTAAGAGTTCTACGTGCAGCATTTCTAGAAGCACGATTTTTCTTTTGTTGAGCTGTACCTTGGTAATTACTATACTCTTTTTTGTAATTTCTCATAGAATAATTAGGGGGAACACAGGACGTTTGCTATCTTACCCCTACTCCTTACTTAAATCTGTTATATTTAGGATTATCTTTACGTCCAAATAATCTAAGAATAAAATCTGTAATAGATCTACCTATCTCTGTTGGAGTTGGTAGTAACCAACCAAGAATCAGTAGTAAGATTACCCAAGGTGGTATATTTGTATTGGTGATGTCTAGGTTTTCCACAGTACCTGTCTCTACCTCTTTTGTTGTCTGAACTATGTCCCTACCTGCTGAAGTGGTCTGTTCTACAGATACGACAGATTGACGATTCTCTTTACCTATTTGTGCATTACTGTTTACTGTAGGCCCGTCTGAGCCTCCTAATAGGGATAGAGGATTCAAACCACAGCCAGATAAGAAGAGAGTTAAAACTAACCACCGCATTAGCTCATCAATTCGAAGTGTGGTGCATCAATGAAAGGTCTACGTCCTTGAGAACGTCTTAGATCTATGTAGGCATTCATAGCATCTTCTGCTGTACCTGGATAAGTTCTGATATCACCTTCTGACCAGGCAGCTCCCCACTTGATTGCACAACCGATCTGTCTAGCTGCTTCAGCCATAGCATCACAAATGTTGTCGTAGACATTCAACTCCCATGAAACATTAGAACCAAAATAAGCTACGAGGTCTACAGCATGGGAATACCCATCACCTTGAATCAAATGCTTAGACTTCATGGTTTGTGACCTACCAGAGGCTACTAATTCTTTTTGAGCCTCTAGGGTACGTACACCGTACGTTACCCCAAAGTCTACATCAGTAAGCTCAATAGCTTTCTGCACTGTAGCCACCATCTCTGGGTGGACTCCGTCTAGTTTATCTAGTGATCTTTGTGAAAGTCTAAATGCCATTACCTTCTTCTCATTCTTGATCTCATTGATCTCATCCGAGACATTATGCTGCTAGGTCTTCTTGACATCATGCTACGTCTAGAAGTTGGTCTACGCATTGATCTACTTGTAGGTCTACCTGTAGGTCTTCTTGAGTATCTACTTGTTGTAGGTCTACTTGTAGGTCTTCTTGTAGGTGTTCTGCGGCTGGGAGCTGATCTTGAGCCTCTGCTAGGTGGGGGAGGTGGCATCCCTATGGATCTACCTCTACCTGGTGTACGTCTAGTTGTTCTACTTCTCATTGTCGAGCTTCTACGTGATGGTACCCGTGTAGACCTACTTGTTGTAGGTCTTCCCCTGCTCATTCTTGATCTTCTCCCATACATTATCTCATATCCTTTGACATTGCTACTTTATTACCCATTGGTTTACCAGCCATATAGGCTGTTGCACCCATATATGCAGCTACCACACCTGTTTGGGCAATATAAAACAAGCCAAGTAGATCTGCAAGTGCAGAAACTCTAGAATCAGACATCATTGGGGTAAATAAGTAGGTAGTAAATCCAATCATCATCAACATTGCTACCCAAGCCATCTTTTTCTGGGACTCAGCCTTTTCTTCACGTAGCTCAATCTCTAGCATACGTTCTTTCATAGCTACTTCAGCTTCAGTAATGACTCCATCACCATCTACATCAAAGTCCACAACCATTATTCCCAATCTCTCTTTCTTTCTGGTTCAAAAACATCGTATTTATTTAGCATACCTTCAAGATACATAGCTCTTTCTACTCTATCTAAAGAATATTTAACACCAGTGTCTTGAAAAATAGCTTCTCGTACGTAGAATACGTCAGATCTTGGTATGTGTACTCTACGTAGTCTACCTTCGTCTTTACTTGCAAGAGCTTTATAGAACTCTTCTAGTACTTTATCCGAGGAATAGATGTTTCGTCGTTGCATATAGTTATACCTTGGGAAAATATGAAGTCAATACTTTAATTGGGACGACAGAAAAAACTTTATTCGTCCAAAAATGGTACTTAAAGTGCACTTAAAGTATTTAATAACTATAAATATATAAGAGTTAATAGATACTTTAAGTGCACTTTAGGTCACACGAAGTTACTTTAAGTATAATACTTAATGTATTATATAATACTTCGTGCCCCCGAGTCAAGGGGTAAGCAAAAATATTTTTATTTTTATTGATATTTAATTTGTGATCACAAAAATAACTTGATAACACGATGTGATCACATAATATGTTACAAATTGTAACAAAAAGTGAGGCTTGAAAAATCCCCATCTCTGTCATTGAGCATATATACGTACGGGTATACCCCCCGTGGCCCATGCACCCCTTTAGTATAGGTTGTGTATCCGAAAGTATTACACGATTACTATCATTGGGTAGGCTAACTATCTGTTATTACTAGATAAATAATACAATAGGGGATTATGATATACCCAAAAGGATAGACGAAGCTATACATTTTGTTACATTGTAACACTTTGGGATAGGTTATGTATCCCTTAGTATAATTCATTATATTTATACACCACCCACCCTATCCGTATGGATACCTCGATTATCCTTTCGTATAGCTTACCTATCCTTTTGTACTAGACGTATATCCGACAGGATAGTTTAAGTATATCCATTGGTATATACTATACGTTTGGATAGGTAGCTACCCTTTCGGATACCACATTATAGTATGAAATAGACCTATCCTTTCGGATATGTTTTGGGACATTCGGACTGATTCGTTTTTTTACCCATTCATAAAATTGAATGCAATAGGCTAAGTCATTGATTTTATTGATATCTTTTTAGTCATTGTATTATCCTTTGGAATATCGTATAAGGGTTTCATCAGGTTATCACTGACCTAGAGGCGCTGAACCTGCCCCTCGACAGTGACCATAGCTTTGGCCTCTGGCCAGAGTACCCTATGCTTATCGGTGGCGAGAAGGACGCCCAATAAGACAGTGCTGTAAGGCCTGTATGGTTATGCTATGCAGGGTGGACGGTAAGCGGTTGGGATGCAATAGTAGCGTGCGTTTGTGGCAATGCTAGTGTGTGGTTTGACCATGCTATGCGCCACCTGTCAATCGCTGCCGTGACCATCCTTTCGGGATTTTTATATTGGACGTTGGTAAAACGTATGCTGTGGATGCAGTGTGCGTAGAAGCTGGAATGCCACAACGTCCTAGCAAGTGAACCCATAGGCTGCACATACTGTGGTTTATGTGTGGCCTACGGTATAGCTTGCACTGTGCATTCATGGTGAGTGCATGGTGTTCGGCTATATCGTTGGAGGTTTATTATGGCTAATGTTTCTCTTATCAAAACTGATGCAAAGATTGACGAATTGATCGTATTGATTGGCAAGCGTGGTGCATCCTTGCAAAAGGATATCCATCGTGCTGCATGTTCTATCATTCGTCGTTGGCATGAAAGCAGTGACGTATCTGTTGCAGTGCGTCAAATGAATGCATTGCTTGAGGCTATCCTAGCATGGGACGTGCCAATGCGTTCAAAGCATGGGTTGAGGCTTATGCTACATTCGTGTGGAATGCGGATGACTCATGCTTTGCGTATCATGCCAAGCGTACCAAGATTTCTCTTGGTGATGCTCAGGCTGCATGTGCTACCCCATTTTGGGAGTTCAAAAAAGAGCCTGAATACAAGCCCATGAACCTTGACGACCTGATTGCTGCATTAGTTGCCCGTGCAGACAAACGGCGTCAAGATGGTTTGAAGGATGGTGATGTCGTGGACGCAGACAAGATCAAAGCACTCAAAGCAATCATTGCGTAAGTATTGGACAAGCACCCTGTGACTGCATGGGGTGTCTTCCTATGCCTAAATAATGATGAGGTGTAACATGAAACTTGTGCAATGGCGCAACAAGTGGGTGGTGTACGATGACAACGGTAAAGTTGTGGTCATCACCACCATCAAACGTATTGCAGAAAGGATGATGCGTGAATGACGTATATACTAACAGGTTGGTATGAGACTGACAACGGTGCAGTGATGCTTGACGAAAGTGGGCATTGCTTGGCTGATATTGTTGCACAGTTGCAACGTGTGGATGAGGACTTTGGCCATACTGATATGGAATTAGAGTTGCATCTACCCAACGGTGAAATAAAAACAGTTGAAGAAACTGTTGCAAGAATGGTGCAGTCATAATAGTGTGGCTGTACATTTAAACCCAAAGCAAAACTATGGAGGTTAAAATGGGTAATAATGCAAAATATGGTGTTCGTTATGAAATCAAGTTTAAGCATGAGGTGTGTCAGTATTATGACAATCACACTATGCATGAAACTTTCGCAAAGTATGGCGTGAGTAGAGCAACAGTATTTGAGTGGCGTAGAACTCTAGGTTATCGCAACAAATCTCGTGGCTACAACCTGTACATGGAAGGGCTACAACCCACTGTGACAAAACGTGAACGCCGTAACTTTGTGATGACAAAGTCCGAGAACGGTGACCTCAAGGCTAAGGTTGCAGACTTGGAATACAAGTTGAGTGCAATGGAACTTGTGGTAACATCAACCTTGCATGGGTTGACTGAAGAAATCAAATCAACGTTGGAGGCTTTTGACCTGTGAATATATTTGCTCTATCGGAATGTCCAGAGCAGTCAGCATTGTGGTTGGATGACATACGCAAGAACAAGATGATCTTGGAATCTGCGCAGATGTTGTCCACCGCAATCAGGTGGCTTGACCCTGACACAACCTTGCCTGTTTACAAGCTTGCATACATCAACCATCCATGCAGTAAATGGGCAAGGCAATCTCGTAGTAATTTCAAGTGGTTACTAGATCATATGGCTGCATTGTTCAATCAGAAGGTTGGATCTCATGCATCATCTAGGTTGTTACCTGCATTCCAAGAGTATGCAGACAATGGTGAGTTTCCGCATGAAGATTTGAATGACTTTGCCAACTGTGCACGTAATCAAGAACGTGGGGTTGACTACTCTCACGTTGATGATGTACACCAAGCATACCGCATGTACATGAACGACAGATGGAAAGAACGTAACATAGCCCTGACATGGCGTTGGGGTGAGGAACCAGAATGGAGGAACTAACATGGTTGCTTATACTATTCGTACTGTAGACGTTGACGCATTTCGTGAACGTAACTATCCCTT